GAGAAAGCTGGACGCGACGCCCTCCACAGTGCTGCCAACGGACGACCCGCTGCTCGCCTTCGATCCAGTGTTCTGCGTCACGGCTTGCGTGTTATCCTGCAGCGCGCTGATTTGCGATTGTTGGATCGAAGTGAGACTTGTAATCTGCGTCGTCAGCGATTTCAACTGATCCGTAGCGTCGGAGTTACCGCCTCCCACCACTCCTCCGGTGATGGAACCACTCCCCGCGCTCCCTCCGCCCCCCCCAGCCGATGCAGCCAGGCGCCCGAATAACTCACTTCGCGACGCATTCCCTGCGCTGCTCGCTGGCAGCAGATCTTCCCACTTACTTTTGGCCATCGTTAATTTCAGCCTTCACTTCGTTTTCCAGGATGAAGATCGCGTGCACCAGCCGAGCTGGCAGATCGTAGAAGCTTCCCGCGCCTAAAAGCTTCCAGGCATTAAATTCCTCTAGTAGCGCGACACTCTCGGCCGTAATGGTTGACGTCGGACAGGTGGCGAGCGTCGTCCGTCCCCGGGCCCACACGATTGAAGAGCTTGTGGGTTCGTCATTAACCAGCCAGCCACATCTCCGCTTCCTCTCCAGACCGCTCTTTCTGCACACGTCGCAACTCCATGCGGCCTTGCTTCCAAATTGAAAATGGAATGCGACGATTAATTTTTTCTTTCAGGCTCGCTTAAACCGCACTGCTCCTTGATCGCGCTAACAATTTCACGGCTGAGATTTTCCGGTCCCTTTTCGAGCAACCGCGCTGCGGTGGCAGGCTCGCCATCGATGATCACTCCCTCGATGCTCAAAAGCCCCCAATGGATGTACATCGCGTCGATTTCCTGGGCCAGGATACTCGCTTCAATCTTCTCGTGCACCTCCGGGCCGGCCTCTAGAAACTCCGCCCTTCGGCTGAGCTCGCGAACCCGCCGGCTCAACTCCATGCGCCGCCCAAACGAGATGCGATGAATAGCAAACCTGACTCCCGGCACGGCCTTGGATTCGATCGAAACTACGCTCTCATACTGCAAGGCGCCACTGCGTGGAACGTTTCCCTCACCCAAACGCGACATAAATTTCATCATTCACGCTCCCTTGCGCGCGACAGCTCTGAAATTGCCACTGTAGCCGCCTGTCGGAATCATCGAACGCCGGAATCTCAGGCACCACGTTCTGCATATAGAGGCCGAATAACTCACCCTGTTGCTGGCCAAGTTGCATCATCACTGGAATCGGCGATCTTTGGCGCGCGGCTTGATAGAGAGCTGCCGTCCCTGCATCGTCCATCTCGTAAAGGCTGAAGTTGATCGATACGTTCCTTGGCCCAGGAGCAATCACACTGGGCAGTATGGAGCCAAATTCACTCGCCCGCAGATCTAAATTGTTTGCAAATGTGACCGCCGCATTGCTCACAGTGTAAAAACGAGTCGGAGAGCTGCCTAGCCAAACCTGCCCCAGATTTCCCGGAATGATCGAGTAGTTAATCGGCGCGACGGCCGGCTCTGCTGGAAAGCTCGACAATCCGAATTCGCCGCTTTCAAAGCTGGTAGTGTCCACTAAGTCTTGCGCCTGTCCGTTGAAATCGAACTCGTGGAAATCGCCGTTGACTTTGATCGAAAGCGTGTCCACCGCCATCCCCCCAAGCACGCGCTGCACTGCTGTCGTCGGGCTCCAGTAATCGTACAGAGTAACGCTCGAAAGACTCTCCGCGGTTTGATACATGGTCGTCGGCCCAGTCTGTGAGCTCCCGACCGGAGTAGTCGAGAATGGGGCATTAAGCTGCACAGTGTCGGAGTTCACCACAACCGTTACGAAACGAATTTCTCCTCCGCTGGTAACTGCTCCCCCAACCGCCAACCCGTGCGGCGCGGTGAATGCCAGAGTGGAGGAGCCACTGGCGCTGGCCACCGTCCCCCCGGCCGATTGTGCCGGAGCGCCCCCCAAACACGCCTGAAATAGCGGTCCATAGGGCGGCACAGCGCTCCCGTCGGCCCAGTTCGCCATGTACGTCTTCAATCCGAAGCTGGTTTGTATCCGTAGCCCGCTGGGATTTCCGGCAAACGTTCGCGACCCTGTCTTGTCCGCCCGTTGCACCTTCCGGTTCTGCTGTTTCGTCGTCAATTTCACTGCGGGTATTCGATTGATCGCGGTGATCGCAGCAGCAGCGCCGTAGCTCTGTTCCAGAGCCACGTAGAACCGATTGTCATTTGAAAGAATGTAGGACATAGGAATCTAAACTACGCGCCGGCTAGTCCGCGCTGATCTCCAAAACAAAAGAGACTTTCGCGATTTGCAGAAAGTTGCGCCCACCATGCTTCACTCCCCCAAACGTAACTTCATATTCGCCGGCAAAGGACACACCATCTCCCCAGTCGCCCCGGCTGTTGTCCAGCACCTGCGTAATGGCGTCTACATAAGCCTGTAAGTTGCTCTCAATCTCATCCAGCCGATCCTGCGACACCCGTGCTTCCACCACCATCTGAACATCGCCGGAAAACGTCCGAAACTTCTCGCGCAGTTCGTTGCTGACTTTGCTGCAATAAACATAAACCAGCGGATAATTATTGGCAGTGCTTTGCTCCGATAAATCCGGACTCACGTTCTGAGCAATAATCTGCTGCGACGTTATGGAAGTCAATTTCACCGCTTGCTGAAAGTTCAGCGCTTCCACTGCCGCCGGCAGTCCGTCGGGGCCAGCCAGTACTCCCAAAGTTTTCTGCGTACTCGGTCCCGCAATTTGCAGCATCCTCAGCCTCTTTCAATCACGCGATGATCCACCACGAACCAGGTAGGCAGCTGGCCTGCTGGCAGCGGCGTGCCTGCGTTGAGTCCCGAAGTCATGATCCAACTGCTGCCGATTTCCAAAGGGGCCAAGTTTTGCAGGTTCAAGCTGGCTGGAGACAATCCAACATAGACGTTCCAATTCACCACATTTTCCGGGGGATTACTGACATTCACCACCAACTGCTGACCCTCGGAGGTACCTAATACGGCGAAATCGCTCGGCGCCCCTTCTTGCCCCGTCATGTCTACCCACGTCACGGACACATAAAATGTCCCACCGGCCGCGATTCCCACCACCGTCGACAACATAGGAATGGCAGGCTGCGGAACGGGATCAGCCACTAACCCAACGCCGATCTGAAAATATGTCCGCGCGCTCGCCTTCGCTAACACTTCATATTCGGCCCATTTACCCTGATACCGGTTATTGAGCTGATTATTGTAGGCGTCTCGATAAACTAGCGCAAGAGTCCTATGAACATGCCACTTCCGCAACGGATCCGTGACCACCACATCTGTCAGATTTCGAATATCCAGGGATCCCGATGCATCGTTCCACAGCGAATAGTCGCATCGATGCGGCCGCCTCAGCAAAAACAACACCACTTCGTTCGCCAGGTCCTGTTGCGCCAGCAGCATCTTTGCCGCCAGATCGATATTCTCCGTGCTGGCAACATTAAGGATCGAATTCTCGTACTGTTGGAGATCCGCCGCCGTGCTGATGGGACCGTCGTTAAATAAGGCCATTTCTGTTCGACGCTCGCTACCGCTTTTCCGCTCGAGACGCGCTCTTCATTGCTCGCAGGTCCGCGTCTGAGATCACATTCACTTGAACCTTGTCGGCCATTACCCGATGCTGCGCGTCCTCCAGCGCCTTTCGGGCCGCGTTCTTAAAATCCGCCGATTCCTCCGCCGTCGCTAAGTGAGCATGCCCTTCTAAGATCAGGCGCGCAGCAATGCTTCGTGAAACCTCCGCCAGTTGCCCCGCGCGCCCTCCATCCGGCGTCTCATGACTTACCACTACGACATGCGGCTCAACAATCTCCTGCTCGATTTTCCGTAACTTTTGAAAGAACAAACGTAGATCCATCCAGCTCCCTTCCCGATCGCGGACAGACGCTTTCCTTAAGGCCCGCCCGCGTTGTCTCTTTAACCCTTCGTGCCCTTAGCTGTTGACCTGCACGGCAAAGGAGTTGCGAAGAACTGCCGTGCCGTACAATACATCCACTGTGAATTGCTGCCCCAGCGTGTTCGGCTGATAGCTCATCACCACGCGAATTCCAAAGTTACCCATTTCTGCATATTCCGCGATGGCCCCGGTCCCAGGAAGCGGCTGCGGGAGTCTGCGAATTACAAGTCCGATAGCGTCCCTAGCAAAGGCCAGATTGTGCGTATTTACTGGCCCGCTGCCGGTTTTTGGCACTAATTGCGATCGGAAGACAAAGAAGTCCTTGATCTTGCCAACTGCTCCGTCCACCAGTGCCCGCAAACCCGCGTCCCCAGCCGAATAGTACTCACTAAAGCGCGGAATCTGTCTCATTGCGGAGTAACTCACCGGATCCACAACCAGGTACTTACTCGACACCGCCGGCACTTTCGCTTGGAACAATGCCGTCTCCGCCTGGTCCACCGTTGCTTCCGTAAGTGCAACGCCGGCCGTTCCCACTGCTGCGTTTGAGCTGAATTGTGAGTAAAGGCTCAAAATATCCGACTCGATTCGTTCCGCGATCGCGACCACGGCCGGTTGCATGTAAAGTTTCAGAAGGTCGGGCACCGCCAGAACCTTCGTGATATCCGGAATCTGAAACGTCGCCTCTACGTGCGTGTTCAGCACAATCTGTGCATTCCCCAGGTTCGGATTCTGCGCCTGTACTGTGCCGCCTTCGGCAATGTTGTTAGCCACCAGCGTCGGAGGAATCGGTACGTTGACCGTATCTCCCGCATTAGCCAGCGTAGGTTCATAGTCACGATTGACTAAGTTGCCCATCACCAGGTTGCTTATCAGTGCCGGCAACGCGTCCACTGCGACCAGCTTCACGATCGCATTTGCTACATTTGCTGATGTAATTGTTCCCATTAGCCTTCACCTCGTTTTGTTATTCTTGAACCCACATCGTCACATGCCCCGCAGTGCTTGACTCGCCACCC